ACAAAACTTTGTTTGAAACTTTAACAGTTCGACTGTCAATTTGTTCTGTGTGCCAATAATTGCGATACTTTCTAAAGCATTCTCTAAAACGCCCACTATTTTTAGTAGGGTTTCCAAATGCACACCATATAATCTCAGTTTCCTTATCCGTCAAAGCACCCTCTGCAACTTCCCAAATAATATCTGCTATAGAAGATGCCTCATCAAATATGATAAGGATACGATTTCCTTGATTATGTAGACCAGCGAATGCATCAGGATTGCTTTCCGACCACGGAATAGCATCTATTCGCCATGTTTTCTCGTACTGTTTGTCAGCACTAAATAAAGCTGTAGCAGTGTATGTAAATAGTTCCTTTCCTATAAACAGGTTGTACCACTTACTCAACTCCGCCCATGTTTTAGACGATAACTGTTTTTCTGTATTAGCAGTAACTACACCTCTTGTATTTTCGTGTGTGGCCATAGCAAACAAAATAAGAAACGATACTAATGTTGATTTTCCGATGCCATGACCTGATGCAATTGCAATTTTAATTGCCTTTGAAAGGCTTTTACCTTTCTTTAATTCATCCCCAATCTTTTTTAAGATTTTAATTTGCCATTCATCAGGGCCGTCAAAGTTTTCAAGTAGTGTTCCTTTTTCTCCCCAAGGGAAAGAAAAGTATACAAAGCCTAATGGATCATGAGTAAACGAACCCAATGCATCAATCAGTTGTGCCTTGTTGTACTTCATCTGATTTCACCCTTGCTTGTTTCATGCGGTCAGATATATCAATTTCTATTTCTGCATCTAGTTTTACCTTGTCAGTAAATAGCATGTGCCGTTTACCTAGCAACTCGGCTGCTTTAGTTCTATCTGCAATCGAGGTATCCAAACCAAATGCATCTTTTTCTTCGCCATTCATAACCTTAGTTAGGTACTCCAATACTTCATCAGCAGTTGCGATTGTGTTTTTACTACGCTTTTCCATTACACCATCTATGTATTTACGCACCTTTACTTTTCTTAACAGCTGACTTCCCTTGCTTGATGCACTTTTTTCTGCATATCCAGCCTTAATAGCACTCTGTGTTGCGTTGGTAGTCTTGATATACTCATCTGCAAATATACGTTCTTTTTCTGTTAAGGTGTTAGCATCTGCCATATATCAATCACCACCTTTATATGTCTTAACTAAAAATAGCAGTACTTCATGTTGCTTAGTACTGCTATACTCACTTTCTTTCTTATATAGTTGTCCTTGCTTGAACGTTTTCCCTTTCTTGTACTTATGAGGGAATGTCAGTTTGTATTCTTCCTCTGTGTACATTCGATTAACGATATACACCTTACATGGCTTATCATACTTACTCCATGATTGCCTCACATCGACTACATACCGCCTGCCGTTCATCTGTAATGCTTTAAGTAGTTTCTTTATCGTTGGCTGATAATTCACATCAAGCACCACACAATACCGATTATAATCAATACACCACACACAATAGCTAGGCAATCAATAATACTCAATACGTTATCCTCACGATGTTCAAACGCATATTTTGCTTTCGCCTGTAGGTCTTTGTTATCTAAATCTTGTGCAGCTTTTTTGAATAACGCTCTATCCTTAATGAATTGTTTAATCGCTTTAATCATTTTAGTACTTCACCACCTTTTCGTTTTAGCTTTCCATTAGATCTAACACACAATCCACATACGCTTTTTCTTGCGTTCCCCTGTGTGATGTATGTTTGGCATAACCCATCATACTCAATGACATTAGCCGTACATTTTCCTTTCTTGTTGTTTAAGCATTTGCTTTTACAACACAATATATCAGTCATCATTTCCCCCCTTTTGATAACTTTATACAAAAAATGAGATATATCGCCGTGGATATACCTCATTATGTGATAGTTTTATTCATTTTTATTGCATACTCAAAACCAAAGTTATATAGTTAGCTATTCGCCAACACGAGTATATGAATTGTAATCATGGTTAGCTCACTCTGTCTAACTATCGCACAATACTCGGTTCCCAACGGAACATATAGCTTTAGTTTTCAATATGCAATTGCACTCTCTAAACTAATACCGCCAGTTGTTTGTAGTATGTAACATTTTTTCGCTTAAGGTTTTATCTCATGAAACGTATAGTTGGTTGTTATTGCAATATTGGAAAGGATTATATGTGCGGTATTAGTTTACAAAATGCAATATAAGAGGTGCGGTGCAGTTAGAAAATAATATAGATTGTAATGACTTAGAAACAATACTCGTTGATTTTCAAATACAAAATATAAAACCGCACCTCAATTGCTATTTAGTTTTTAGAATTGCTCATTGGCAACTCTTACACCTTATATTCTACTATATGTTTTTAGGTACTTATACTGACATTTACTGACATTTCATGACATTTACTGACATTTCAACCTGCCTATTTCAATTAACGCTTTTTCCTTATACCTCATAGCCTGTCTTTCGTTAAATTGGTTTTCAAAAACCGAATGTGCTTGTTTAGCTGACATCCCAAGCAGGTATTCATAACGTAACATTGTACCGCCTATTTCTTCACTTAGACTATTGATCGTGTTGATTACATCGCACTTGTACTCACTCAATTCATCAATTCGTTTACGTTGTTCTTTTTCCGTATCGATAAACCTTGCTACACTATTTTCCAATCCACATGGAACACCGCCACCACTCACTTTATCTTTGGAATAATCGATAGCGCTAATTGATGTAATATTGCATCGTAGTTGCTCTATTTCTTTTGCAATCGACTTTATTTGTTCATCAACTGTCTTTACAGGCTCAAGGTATTTTCTAGCACTACTGATTAATCTCTTTTCGCTCTTTGTCGGTTCATTCAAATATTACTCACCACCCAACATAACACCAGCACCAAAGATAATTAACACAATACCAATTATCGCCTGTATGTATAACATTCGCACGCATCCCTCTTCAAACGTATCAAAGGCATCGCTTAAAATCACTGCTAAAACAGGTGAAACACCTAATATCATTCCAATTGTAATTAAATTTTCAGCCATATGTTTATACCTCTGCTAGTTTTGCGTATTTCCAAGCAATCGGAGAATTTTTTATTACATTGCTCCAAGATGTTCTTCCAAGTTGCCATGCATATACTTCTCCATCTTCATACATTGCAAAATATCTACACTTCCATACTTCTTCATTACTCATTCTGACAAAAATCGGTGTATCAACCTCTACTTTTGACCAATCAACAATACCTAAATATTCTGCAACATCAATACATTGAGGTTCATCTGTAAAACAAGTACATTCTACTGGTACTCTGGGCGTCCATATCCCAACGAGTATATCGCACTTATAAAAAAATACTGAGCCTTTTGCAACTTCCGCTTTTCTGTATCCTAGATCATACATTCTTCTGAACAATTCATCTGTAAATTGTTTATCATTCATACTCTAAACCACTTCTTTCTTGTTCCACTATATTGATATAACTCTGGAAATTCCAATGTTATTTCTCCATTCTTTATTACGGCTACTCCAACAATAAACCGCTTTTCATCACTTTCATAAGCTAGCTTTTTAAGAAATTCAATAGCACTTTCTTTTGTTTCGTGTACGTCTATAAAATAATCAGAATGTACAACGTATCCGCTATAACCAATCATTTAAACGCACCATTATAGAGTTTATCTAGTTCATGTCTGTATTGTGATATAACTCTGTTCTTTATTCTTAATACAAATTCTTCTAATGTAATTTTTAAATACTCTAATTCACACATCGATACTTCAATACATATTTTTATGTCTGATTTCTTGTACACAACAATAAACCTATTCATATTCAACGATACTTCAGGTTCAAATAAGTAATCCTCATAAACAAATGTTAAGGCTCGTTGCAAAATATAAGTCGTATCGTGCAGCCCTATTCTTTTTATATCGTGATAAATTCTCATATTCACCTCTTATGATAAGGCGGATATTTCACCGCCTATATCTTATCCAACCAACACTTTAATTAAAATCACAAAACCAAATATTAAAACTACTAGCGATACACCCATGATCGCATTGAAAAATAACTCTTGTAAAAATTTAATTCTATCCATTATTTACTCGTTTTCAACTCTTCAACTTCTGCTACTAATTGAGTAACCAACTCTTCAAGCTGTTTGATTTTGCCTTTATGGTTTAATTCGTATTCACTACCTTTACCAAGTCTAAAGGATACACCTGCATTAATCATCTTGTTAGCTAGTGTTGCGCCTACGCTAAATATAACGTGTTCTGTTGGTGCATAGAACATACCAAGTGCTACATCATTTGCGTTTTTATAGTGGCCGTAACCTACCGCAAATGTTAATTTATCATCAGAATTGTAGCCAAGATAGTGCAACGCACTTAGTGCAGCATTAGATGCACCAGCTTTTGCCACTTCATGCATCACGTTTGAGATTTGACCTACTGTATTACGCTCTAAATCTGTAATACGTGCCGTATTGTTCAAAATGGCTTGGCTATTTTGCCCTACACGCTTGTTTGTAGCGTTTAGAGTGTTATTAATCGTTGTAAATCCGTTATCCACCTTAGAGGTCAAATTAGAGATATTCGTAGTATTACGTGTTACTCGTTTATCTAAACAATTTACATCTTTTTGAAGTTTGGCAATGTGTGTTCCGTTTGTTTCAATCTCGTCATACGCTGCGAACAGCTGGCTACCATTTACTGCATCTAAACTGCTTGGGTCAACTCTCCCTGCACTTACGTTATGCAATT